GGTTTCTTTTCCACGGGTTTGAACAGTCCCAGCGTGTCACCCAGCGCCCGCAATGCTGTGTTCGCCCCGTGCGAGTCGAACTTGTATTCACCGGTTTCACGCATCTCGCCGTCGATCATCTTCATCACTGGCTCGGCCTGCATGCAGCGTTCGACCACCTTCATGTAGCGTGAGATGACCCACTCACGATCCAGCCCCGCCTTTAGGATGGCATTCTTCTGGGCGATGGCGGCCAACTCGTTGATGCGGTCGCGCACCAGCTTGTTGCCGCTGTTCGGTGCCTCCCAGTCGCGGGCGGTCTTGATGCTGATGCTGCTGCCAGCGGCGGAAATGGCTTCCTCGATGGACATGCCCATCACGCGCCCACGGCAATAGGCTTCCTGTTCGACAGTGAGGCCGCTGATTGCCAGGCGTGGGCGGTTGAGCTTGCGGGTTCCCTTGGCGACGGCTGGCTTCTTCGGTGAGGTCGCCTTCTTCTTCGGGGTTTCTGCGTCTGCCATCAGTGCTTGATGTTGGAGACAATGCCGGCCCAGATAGCGGCGGCGAATGCGGCAGCCACCACGCCGAAGAAAGCCAGCGTGCCGTGGTCGGCAACCTTGCGCAGGCGCCGGCCAAATCGAAGGTCTTCCCGGAATTCCTCGACGCTCTCCGGGCGGTCAATATCCACGCCAAGGATGGCAAACACCTTCTTGACGGCATGCTCGGCTGCATCCTCCGACATTCGCTCAGAGTAGGCGCAATGCATGCCCTCGTCTGCTGCATCGCATGAGTGTGTCCGTCGGTGGATTGGTTTGCTTGCTTCGGTCATGGCATCGGCCCCTTGTTAATCTATTGTGCCTGTGGCTTTATTCGGTATAATGAATGGCATGAAATCACAACGAGAACCCCGCATCTGTCTGGTCTGCGGAACCGAGTTCATGGCCAGAACATCACCAAGTCGCGCTGCGAAAGGGAGCCTTTGCAGCAAGAGTTGCGCCGCCAAGCACAGGAACTCAAGGCACAACCACACCACCAAGACCACAACCACGCCGACATACAACACCTGGGTGAACATGATCTCGCGCTGCCACAACCCGGCAGCCCCGAATTTCGACAGATACGGCGCTCGCGGGATTGCAGTCTGCGATGAATGGCGCAATTCGTTTGATGCCTTCTTGCGTGACATGGGCGAACGGCCAGACGGCATGACGATAGACCGTATCGACTCGAATGCTGGGTATCGCCTTGCGAACTGCCGATGGAGAAGCGCCAAGGAGCAGCAGCGCAACATCAAAAGCAACAAGGAATTCACCTTCAACGGTGAAACAGGTTGCATTGCCTTTTGGGCTGAAAAGCTAGGCGTGTCGCACTCAACACTGACATACCGGCTCAAGCATTGGAGTCTGGAAAAGGCACTCAGCACAGGAAGCATGATTCGGCCTTCCTCCGTCTAGTCAGCCCTGGCAGTCGTTTTCCGGCTGCTTTATCCCATTTCAAAATCTCTTTCGCGGCTTCTGGCCAGTCGCGCTGATTGACGCGACGGCGAAGCGTGGAGATGCGATAGTTGCCCAGCCCGCAGTTGTAGGCAAAAGAGGTCAGCGCAGCGATGCGGCGGTCTGGCTCGGCGGCCAGCGTCGGCGACAGCTTGAGCACCCCAAGCGCCTTCTGCGTGGTTTCGGAACGAAGGGCGGCCAGTGCCTGCTCATGCGTCCAGCGCGTGTCAGGCGTGATGTCCGGGCCGGTGGAGCCATAGCCAATCGTCCAAGGATCGGCTTTCGTTGCTGGATCGGGGTAGGCGGCGCACCCGCCATCCGGCAGACGGCGGTGATAGCCCTCGAACGGGCGAATAAGCGCGTCAATGGCGGTCTGGATGGCGGTGGAGATGGTCATTTCTGATACTTCTCGATGGCACGACCGACAAACCAGAAGGTTATCACAAGATTGAGCAAAGCAAAATCTTCGGCGTTCCAGTGAGTTTTTGTCACCTCAAGCCACGAAGCGCCTGACTGCATGGAATAGACGATGGCTGTAACCTTGACGGCCACGTAAAGGCCGAAAAGAACGTAAGTGATTCCTGGTCGAACCAGTGCCGAGGCGGCGGCAACCCACTTGTAGCTGGCGCTGGCCGTTGCTGATTGCTCTCGGAAGGCCTCTTGAATGGCATCAAGGGCGGCTGTGCTGTGGTCGACGTACTTTTCTTCAAGGGTGAATGTCCCGCGTTGCTTCTCAAGGTCGGTTTGCAGGCGGAACATGTTCAGCTCGTGGTCGCGCTCGTTCTTGCGGTCGAGCCACTTCAAAACCTCCGGGGCCAGCCTGAATAGGCCGCCGAACAGCGATCCGAGTAGTGATTCGAGCATGGCACGTCCTCCTGGTGAATGCGGCAAGGGTAAGGCCGCGCCCGGAATTCGACTCAAGGCTCCGTCTGCGGCTTCAATTTCGCCCGGCGTTCGCGGTGCCTTGCTGCGTTTGCCGCCTTGCAGATGTTGCAACGGCACTCAATCGCTCGTAAGCGTTGCGCGTACCGTGAGCATCGCCAGCCGTGTTCAGCATTTCCGAGGTCAAAGCACGTTCAACAGGCATGTAAGTAACTTGATTCTATTGTCTATTTATCTTGTCCATCAGATTCTGCGACACTCGACACATCCAGGCGACGGCGGCCCATATCGACGGACTGCACGCGCCAATACTTGCCGTCCAGCTTGACGGTGATGGTGTCAGGGGAGGGGATGCGGTTCTCGCGCACCATGGCGAGGGCTTCCTCGACATGGTTGGGACAGACGCAGCCGCGCTGCCAGAACCACGAAACGGCATGCTTCTTGACGTATGGCCTGTCATCTTCAATCGGAACCCACTCATCGAATGACGAAGGCCCGCACCAATACGTCACCTTGAGAGATGGAGGGCGACCTTGCTTCTCATGCTTGCGGTACTCGACACGATCCACGGTGTAGGTGCGCGGCTTCTCCAGTGCGGCAACCACCACGGCATCAGCAGCTTCGGTGCCGTGCTTGGCCGACTCGTTCTCCGGGAACAGGTTGCCGCACTCCGGGCACTCGCGCACGCCAGCATGCACCAGCGCCTGACAGTTCTGGCATTCCTTGACCGGAGCCACGCTGACGCCTTCGCCTTTCTCTGCCTTGCGCTTGACCTTGATCTGGTCGATGGGGCCGTGGCGCTCGACGTTGCCGGCGAAGTCCAGAATCAGCGTGTTCTCCTTGCTCGGGTGCTTGCGCAGGCCGCGCCCCATGATCTGCACGTACAGGCCGGTGGATTTCGTCGGGCGCAGCATCACGATGCA